TGACGACAGTTCAGAGTAGAAAAGCAAAAGGTAGAAGATTACAGAACTGGGTTCGTGATACATTACTAAAAATATTTTCTAACAATGGATTTTTAGATGAGAATGATATTAAGTGTGCTGTAATGGGAGAGACTGGTGCTGATATAAAATTATCTAATACTGCAAAGAGAATTATACCATACTCTTTTGAGTGTAAAAACAAAGAGACATTTAAAGGTATTTATGATATAATAGACCAAGCAAAATCAAACTCTGATAAGAGAGAAACACCGATTGGAATAATTAAAATGAATAAACAGCAACCTCTAGCTATACTAGATGCTGAACATTTTTTAAAAATGATAGGAAAGTTATGAAAGAAAATGGTGAAAATAAAGAGGCTAGGATAATGATATCTGTGTATCCATCTGAAAAAGGATTTAGTTGCTCACTTACTGAGCCTAATGTGCCACCACTTACTAGTGATTATAGTATTGCGTTAACAATAGCACATGGAATGGTTAGATTAGCTTTGGATAATCCAGATTTAATATTTGATGCAGGGGTTGAGTCTTTGGCTAATCCACAACAAGACTTGGTTGCAGATTTAGTTGAAATGTTAGAAGAACGAAAAAAGAGGTTACATTGACAAAAGTACAAATAAAAGAAAACAAAAGTAATAATATAAAAAAGTTAAAAGAAAGTGATTTTTCTGTAACAACTTTTTCTAAAGATTTATCGTATGGAAAGAAACATGAAAAACTTGTGATGAAATCTATGGAAAACTTTGAATTAAAAACTGATAGAAAGGCACATCAAACTGGAAATGTTTATGTGGAGTTTGAATCACGAGGTAAGAATAGTGGTATACGTACTAGTAAATCTAACACATGGATATTTAAAATTGTAAATGGTAAAGATACACATTTATTTTCTATACATATACCCTTGTCACGATTAAAAAAATTAGTTAGTAAAGACTATAGAGTTGTACCAGGAGGGGATAACTTAACATCAAAAGGATATTTAGTTCCAATAAAGGATTTGATTACAATATGAAAACAAAAGAATTTTTGTCTAAGGCAAACGTTTTAGTTGAAGGAGATAGGCAAAAAGATTATGGGGATAAGCTACATAATCATTCAAACATTGCTAAATTATGGTCAGCGTATTTAGATATAGAAATAACTGCACATGATGTAGCAATACTTATGGCACTATTAAAAGTAGCCAGAACTAAACTTGGTCAAGTTAGTGATGATACTTATGTAGATATGTCTGCATATAGTGCTATTGCAGGTGAAATAAAATTTAGAACATCTAAAAAGGAGAAAGGATGAATAATTATTTAATTACACAAGAACAAGTAAATTCAGTATTAAAATACTTATTTACTAAACCTTATGGTGAAGTTGCACAAGCTATTGCAGTTCTTACAAAACTTCCAAAACTAGACCCAAAAATAAATCCTACTTTTGTCAAAGAAGCAGACAAAAAAAATGACACCAAACAGTAAAGAAGCAATATTGTTCAGTACTGTGGTGTCAATAAATAATGATGGTAATTTAATTACAAGGCATGAATCATTACCTGTAAAAGCAGTTCAAGAAGAACTAGGTAATGATTACTATGCCCATTTAATATCAGCTATTGTAAATCATTGTAAAGCAGACTCGCACTACTTTGATGAGCAGTTACGTAGTTTGTTGCGTTCCATTTGACATCAAACCTATATTTTGATTTATAACACTATTTGTTGGTGATATGGTTTGATTTGCCATAGCATCAGTCATTGGTGTTGGCACACTAATAGGTTGTGCAATCTCATCTACAACTGGGGCAGGAGCCGCAGGCTGTGTTGCTTCTTTAGGAGTCTCTGGTACTCTTGGTCTTTCTGACATTAAAGCCGTGGTCATAGGAGTTGCCTCTTCAGTTCTAATTCCTGCCATACTCCCATATTCATCTACTAATTGTTTAAAATTTACATCTCTCATAGAACGAAGCAAGTCGGCTATAAGCATTGGCCTTGTAACATTACCTTTCATAGCAACAGATGGTTGCTCTCTTACAGATTCATTTAACATTTGATTTGTTACACTTTCTATAGTTGGTAATGCCATTTAACCTCCTAATGGATTTTTACTTTGTAGTTTTATTTCTTCTATTTCTGCATCTTGCACTTCATTTTCTTTTAATGCAATAGCTATTTGTTTAGATAGTTCAGATACTAAACTTTCTAAAGTTTTAATAGTTTCATTAATAGGTGCTATAAAAGGCTGTATAATAAAAGGTTCTGGAATATCTAACATAGCTATCTGCTCTTTTACTTTGCCTATTTCTTTAAATACTAATGTTAAATCTGTAGGTACAATTTTATCATCTACCTTTTTAATTCTATCAATTAAATCAACTTTATATTCATTTGCATATAATAACGCTTCATCAATTTTCTTTTCTAGCTCTTTATCTTTTTCTTTTAATGGTTTTAAATTTACTGGAGGCGTAGCTTCAATGGCGTCAAGCCTTGAATTAAACTGGCCCCAGGTGTAAAATCCACCACCAATAGCACCAATAACTCCAAGCAGTGCCGCATATGTACTAAGTTTTTCAATTATTTTCATTCTTCATAGCCTCCAATTCTAATTTTAATCTATTAGTTTTGCTCTGTGCTTTTTGTAGTTGTACCTTATGTACTTCTACAGGGTCGTTTTGTGTGTAACTTGCAAGAGTTACGCCACTATAAATATCTTTGTTATAGACGCCTAGGTCTATTTGATTAAATAAATCCATACTTTGGTCTGTGTATATATCTTTTGATTTATAAAATTGTGTTTTATTGTAGGCGTCTAAAGTATTGTTCTTAAAAAATAAATCCTCTTTTGTTAAGTTTTGAGTTGTTTCTTTTGTTACTTTAGCTATTTGTTTTGCTATTGCTTTTAAATTCTTTTTTAATTTTGTTTCTACCTTTGCAACATCTGTAGCAATCCTGTCTTTGGTGTCCACTTCTTCCGACTGTATATCTTCTTGCTCTCCACTATCTTCTGTTGATACTTCGGAGTCCTCAGATTCTGTGCTATTGGGTTCTTCTTCTTCTGTTGTTTCGTTTGTTGCAACTTCTTTTTCCTCTTCTACTGGTTCTGACTCAGTAACTTCCTCCACTGTCTCTGTCTCATTTTCCTCAATCTCTGGAACGCTTTCTTCCTCCGTTGAGATATCTTCCAATGGTTCCTCAAACTCTTCAAAAGATTCTTCAGTAAGTTCATCATTGAACTCCTCCTCAGTTATCTCTTCAAAAAATTCTTCAGCAGTTATGCCTTCGTCTTCAAGAAACTCCATGAACTCTTCTTCCATGCCAGTCTCTTCTAAAAATTCAGTAAAGTCCTCCTCAAATTCTTCTGTAAATATTTCTTCTGTTACCATTATGGGTTCAGAAAATTCTTCTTCAAAAAATACCATTTCTATATCTGGCATTTCTTCAAAAACCTCCATATCAAATTCTTCTATTGGAGGTAGTTCATCTATGTATATATCATCAAAAGCAAAATCTTCTTCAAAAGGTATAGTAAATTCTTCTTCTGGTATAGAGAAATCTGGTATTTCAGTAATATCTTCGTTTATCCAATCAAAATCTTCTGGGATATTTTCTACAATATCTTCAATGTCTTCTATTACTTCATCATCAATAGGGTTGTACTCTGTGCTATTGTAGGTCATTGTCATCTTTGCACCTAACAAGTTTGGCCCTTGCCTAGATTGATTAGTATAATTATTATCTGTGCCAGTCCAAGACCAATCTACATTGTTTGCACCTACGCCTAAATAAATTATTCTATCATTGTATTGACCACATGCTGTGGCTACTGCACCAGATGAGCCTGGATATCCATTACAATTACCTTGAAAACCTGTAACTTCTGTTCTTGTTTGTGATACAGTTGATAGTGTATTGCCGCTATTATCTTTTAATACTACAGTTGTAGTATGAGAATCATCTGCACCACCTTTAGATTCACAGTTACCTTGTGTGCTTTCACAGTTTGCAACATCTACATGACTATCTAATGTAACACCATTATCTAGCATTGGTTGTGTTATAGTATTGCTGTATAATTTTATATCATCAGCACTTACTGTTGCAGTTCCTGTAACTTCAAAGTCACCACCTACACTATATTTGTAACCACAATTAGCTTGATTTGTTGGGCACGTAACTGTAAACCCATTTAGATTACTATTATTAGTTACGTATCCAGAACTAGAACCAGGATTTATTTGGTCTGTGCTACTAGAACCCCAGTCCACACCATCATTTGCATTTGGTAGTAAATTACCTGTTGTTACAGTTTGTGCATTACCAACACTATAAAGACACAGAAAAGATATAGCTATTGAAAGCCATATCCCATAATATAAATATCTCATTCTCCGTGTACGTTAATTATTCGTTCTTCTTTTGTTTCTATATCTGTTTCAATAATTATATCGTTAAGGTCTTCTTCTTCTTTCAGTGTAGCAAGCTCTGCTTCTTTTCTAGCTTTTTCTTCTGCTAGTTTTCTAGCCTCTTCTTGTCTT